CGACGGCACCAGCACCTACGGCGGAATCGTTGGTCTTGCTAACGCTCTGACCGACAATACCTATCAAATCTCTGACGGAAATGCGACCGCAGCGTCTGGCGTTCTCTTGTCTGAAATCTCTGCAGGTCTTGCAAAGTTGCCCGGTTGGGCAGCGCAGCGCAACAACATCAAGATCTTCTGCAACAAGTCTGTGTATCACAGCGTCTTCGAGCGCTTGATGTACATCAGCGGAAGCACTCCGACCGGTGCAATGGCTGCTGAGATTGCGAAGGGCATTGCAGGTCCTTCGTTCCTCGGATACCCGGTTGAGTTCACGCAGGTTCTTCTGTCTGCGCCAGCGGGCGCAGGAGCCGTCTTTGCGTACATCGGCGACATGCAGCAGGCTGCCTATTTCGGCGACCGCCGATCGACGCAGGTTGCTTTCTCTGACTCGGCTCTGAATGCTTTCGAGCAGGATGAGCGCGTCATCCGTGGTTCTCAACGCTTCGATATCGTCTGCGCAAACGTTGGCGGCTCTGCTGCAGCGGGTGCCATGATCAAGATGACCCTCTGATCGAAAGGATTCAACACACATGCGACCACAAATCAAAGTCAATGCGGCCCTCGGCGCTGCCGCCGTGACGACACTGCAACTCACAACCGATTGCAAGGGATACTCCTACGCAACGTTGATTGCTTACTCGTCTACGAGTGGTGGAATTGCTGGTACTACAACTCTCCTGGAAGAGTCGGACGACAACTCCACCTATTCAACCGTTCCAACTGGCGTGACCTTGAGCACTGTCACTTCGGCAACAACTGTTGCAAAGGTCATCTGGAATGTTGACTTGCGAGGGCGCAAGCGATATCTCCGTCCAACCTTCACTCTGGCTGCTACGCAGAATCCAGTGCTCACCTGCATTCTGTACAACGCAAGCAAGGACGCGCCTGTCACGGCGGCTCTTGCAAACGCGACCAACATCGTGAACATCTGAGGTCAGCAAGGCAAACTGATTCAACAGCCGCGCGGCTCCTTTGGGGTCGCGCGGCTGCTTTGCTACCATCACCGCAAGGAGACACCATGGCAGACACGGTAGACATCGGATTCAAACTGGCGGAACTCAAGACGGACGAAGCGGTTGACCACCTCAAGGAGGTTGGTTCAGGCATGAAGCGATCGCAGTTGCTCAGGGTTGAAGTACCTGACTTTGATCGTGCCGTCACTTCGTACAAGGCCGGCGAAGAAGGAGCAGAATTGCTTGTCCTTCAGAATGGCCGCTTCAAGTCCATCTGGAATCAAACGAAAGTGCGGCGAGCTCTGGACTTTGCAGGGTTCATGATGACGAACCTCGAGCGCTCGCCGACTGGAACCTTGATTGCAACGGCCATGAAGTATGAACTGGTTGAGCCTGAGTTGCCGATGCGCAACATCAGGGCAATCATGTCGCTGCCACGGATTGCGTGGACGACAACGATGTCTGTGCTGCACGAAGCATGTATGCATCTCGGCATTGAGACTTCGCGCTCAACCGGTGTGTTTTGGGGTCAATGCCTCGAGCGCATGATTGAGCAGGGCATCAAGGACAAGATGGAGTACATCCTCACGGTCGACTATGACTCGGTGTTTGACCATCACGACATCGTGCGCTTGTGGCAAATCATGGAAGCGAACAAAGACATTGCGGCGCTTGTCCCGATGCAGATCCAGCGCGACAAGGTCAACAACCTTTGCTCTATCAGAGACGGCAAGGGCGGATTCCTAGACACGGTTTCCAACGACATCTTTCAGACCGATGTGGTTGACATCTACACAGGGCACTTTGGTCTGACCCTCATCCGCCTCTCGGCGCTTGAAGGAATCCCACGGCCCCTGTTTCACTCGACCCCTGACTCAGACGGAAGTTGGGGCGAGGGCAAGATTGACGAAGACATCAAGTTCTGGATGCGGCTCGATCAAGCAGGGAAGCGTGTTTGCCTTTGCCCGCGGGTACGCATCGGGCATCTGCAATTGGTCGTGACTTGGCCAGATGACAACTTCCAAGCCCATCACCAATACCATCCAGAGTTCATTGACGCGGGCAGACCGCCATTCAGCCTGCCACGGTAGCCCGCAGGGGCGTTTCCTAGGGTTGCCTAGGTGTTGAGGCTGCTCGGATTCAAACGCCCTACAGGCGATCCTAGGGCTCCGTTCAGCCGTACTGCATATGCAATAGCATGGGCAAACTTTATGCACGACGATATCTGGTTGGTCCGCCGCCCGTTCTCTATCAGCGACCCGAAGCGCGGTCGTCGTGACCTACGGCCAGGGTCGATCGTTTCACTTGATGGAAGGGAGACGACGCTGCTCGAGCAACGCGGTTTCATTTCCAGAATCTCAACCGCCTCTCCGCTCTTCACTGACTCTTCAGAGTCAGACGCAAAGCCGATGAGGAAACGCAAGGAGCCAACTCATGGCAGTCGACACGGCAAGCCTGATCACCCTGGTTGAACTCAAGTCGCAGATGGGCATCACGTCCACTACGGATGACACCGTCCTCGAGCGTTGCATCGATCGAGCAAGCAAGGCGGTGGAGTCCTATTGCGCTCGAGCGTTCACCTCCAACAGGTACTACGAAACGCACGACACAACTTCTCAATGGGCTGTTGTCCTGAAGCAGAATCCTGTGACTGCCGTGCGCCTTGTAGCAACTGATTGGCAGAACGCTTTGACCATTGACTCGACTGACAAGACAGACACGATGACTACTGTGGCTGTGAATGAAAGCGGGTTGATGCTGTTCAGGAAAGACAGCGCAGGAAATGAAACCGCAAACGAACCTTCCTTTGCTGCTCACAACACAACGGCTGAACTTGCCACGCACATCAACGGGCTCACAGGTTTCAGCGCCACTTCTCTCATCAATCTTCCATCTGTCTATCTGCGCAAGATGAGCGGAATGTCCTTGAGGACATCGACGGCGTATCTCGGAGCATGGATGGGCGGCTTCAATGACTATCAGGTGGACCTTGCTACGGGCATCGTCTACGGCAAGCAGACCTATGGCTACCGATCGATGTTCATTGACTACACCGCGGGCTATGCGCGGATTCCGTATGACATCCAAGAGGCAACCACAATGATTGCCAGCAGGATCTACAACGGAAGGAAGCGCGACACCGGCGTCGGCTCTGAATCGCTTGGAGGATATTCGTACTCCATCCGTTCATCGGGTGAGTTTGACGCCGAAGCCCGAGACCTTCTTCAGACCTACAAGAGGGCACGATGAGCATTGCCTCCATCGTTTCAAAGTTTGGCAGGACGTTCTATGTAGTTCATCCTGTTCCAACACTAGCGGCTGATGGATCAACCTTGTGGACATATGTGGCTGCAACGCCGGCCCTCACCCTTACTGGTTTCTTTCAGCCGTCAACTCAAGCAGAAGACCCGTTTCAAGGTCGCGGAAACACAAGGACACAAGGCACCATCTACTTTGTTGGTGCGCAGGACATCCGCATTGAAGACGAAATCTACACGGCAACTACAGGGGCAACGTCTGTTTTTCGTGTCAGAGGCGTCGTGAACCCTGGTGAAATAGGTCTGACGAATGCAGATGAAGCATTGAACTTCACAAGCGTTGAAGTCACATTGGTTGCACCAACAATCACAGCACCTACTTGATCCTATGCCAAAAGCCAAAGACATCGTCTATTACGTTGAATACGATCGCATCTCAAGGGCGATTGAGAAGGCGCTGCTCGAAGGTATGAATGCTTCCTTTCTTGCGCTGTCTCGACTTGTCCGCGGAAAGTTGTCGACGGCAGGAAGTGGACGCCTTTACAGGATTGGCAAGGGGAAACGCAAAGGGCGCAATCTTCGAGCTCGAGGGATGCATCGTGCGTCCGCGCCCGGGTATCCGCCTGCCGTTGATACTGGCAGACTTCGATCTTCTTTCATCACCGACGAACTCGGATCATGGAAATATGGATTCGCCAGCATCACAACCGATAAAGGTCGCGTGGTTCTCAACTACGGCTCTTCAGTTGTCTATGCGCCTGTGCTTGAATACGGCAGCAACAGAGTCGCTGCACGACCGTACCTCCGCCCTTCAATGGATGTCTTCGAGAAGAACGTAGAAAAGATCTTCGCCGTTGCCTTCGAGCGGGTGTTCAGAACTGGAGGCGAGTGATGGCAGTTTTTTCACCAGTCAACATGATGATGGATTCGCTGAAGGCAAAAATCACAGCAAGCAGTTTCTCAACCACGATGTCAAACAGAGTTGCTGTTGATCGATTGGAAGCCGATGTTGCTCTTCCGTGCTGCGTCTACACGATGAAGCAGTTTGATATCAATCGCTTCATGGGCAATCAAGAAAAGTACGATGGACTTGTTGAGTTCACTATCTTTGATACGGCAAAGGCTGGAACAACTGGTCTTCATACTTTGAGTGGTTTGCTTGAAGCAGCCATGATGACCGGAGCATTTACCATCAGCAACATGGACAGGCTTGTTGTCACGCGAGTCAGTAGCGGGGCTCCCTCATTCCAAGACGATTCTTGGTCGATCATCGAAAGATACCGCATGAGCAGTTTCAAACTTTGAAAGGACCACCATGGCAGTTTCAACGTACCTCGTAGGGAACGACGGAGATGTGAGCATTAGCATTGGAGGCACGGCAGCCTCGAATCTGCAGACACTCATCAAAGTGTCGAACTACAGCGCCAACCTTTCGCGCGTCTCAACAGACCTGACTGGATTCGGTGACACAGGCCGGCGTCGCCGACTCGGCATCATCGACATGACTGGCAGCGTGAGCGGTGTCCTTGGTATTGATACAACCGCTACGGCAAACACGTCGTCTTTCTTTACGAACACGATGGACCCGAGTTCAGCAACCACGGCTTGCACTGTTTCGCTTGCGTTCTGGACTGGAACGGCAGCAACAACTCAAGCAAAGATTGTTGGCAACGTTGTGTTCGGTCAATTCTCATTCGGCAACAACAAGATGGGCGACGCAACCGTGTCAGGCAACTTTGAACTTGCAGGTGGCATTGCTCCTGTTGTGACCTGGTACATCTGATGCCTGCTGAAGATGTCATGGCTCTCTTCTCTCCAAGTGCATCTGATTGGATCACAACAATCATGACGCGCGACGGGCGTGTGTTGAATCGCCGAATCACACCGGGCAACGGCATGAGTGAGATGGATGCACTTGTGCTTTCCATCAGGGCTTCTAACCTGCGCGACAGCGACGTTGTTGATCAGTCGGCTCGCCGTGCCGGCGACAATGTCTTGGTTGTCTCAGAAGCAGACGACCACTTCCAGAAACTTATGCGGAGATTCCGATGAACCTGTGTGCTGACATCACAATCCTTTGCAACGGTGAAGAAGTAAAGTTGAAGCCATTGACTGTGCGGCAACGGCTTGCCTATGCAAACATGCTGATTGAGCGTGAGCGGCAGAAAGCAATCGAGAACGCAAAGGCCGTCGGCATGAAGCCAGTTGAAATGGTTTCCTTCGTTGGCGAAGCCGTATCGTCTGCTGAGAGGATGTCGGCTGTGGTCATGAGTTGTTGGACCCTCGAGGGTGCGCTCTCCGTCATTCGCCTTGCGTCAGATGAGAAGACTGCTGAACTTCTTGGATCTGTGCTTGAGCCCGGCAAACTCGGCGTCGCTGCTGCGCGCTGCCTCAATGTTGATGTTGATGGATTCGAGGCAAACAACTCGGGAAACTGACAGCGCTTCCTGACAAAGCATGGCGGCGTGATTGGCTTTCGGAAGCGCATTTGATTGCTCGAGTTGCGCCAGGACTCGGCAACCCACTTGATCTGACGGTCTGCGAGTTCGATGAACACCTACGACTCGCTGCAGTTGGAGGGAAAGTTGGATGATGCATTGGAGCCACCACGATGAACGCAGGAAGCATTGAAATCTCAGTCGAAGCAGACTACGAACAATTGCAATCATCGATGGAGAAGTCGGTCAAGGGTGCTACGAAGGCAGGAGCCGAAGCAGGATCGGGCTTTGGAGGAAAGTTTGCCGACGCGCAATCAAAGTACATAGACAAAGCAATTGCCGACATCTCAAACAAGATGCGCAAAGCATTCGGAGCCGTTGCCATTGGCACGGCTCTTTCGTCAACCCTCGAGAAGGCGGCGGCTGGATCGAGCTTCAGCGAAGCCATTGTCTCATCAATCAAGTCGATTCCCATCATCGGACTTGTGGCCACGATCATTGAATCTGGAATCAAACTCGGCGCTGGTGCCTACGAATCAGAGCAGAGAACCCTCCGCGGACAGCAGCGTCTGAAGGAAGCAGAAGAGGGTTTGCGCATTGCGCTCGACAATGAGAAGAAGATTGAAGATCAAAAGATGGCTTCTGAAGTGGCAGGGCAGGATAGTGCTTTCCATTTAGGCATGGAGCGAGCAAAGGCAACTGGTGACGCTGTCAAGGTGCTTGAGGAATCGCGCTTCCAAGAAAACCAACTTGCTTGGCGTGAGGCGCAAGAGAAAATGCTTGGAGCAAAAAGCGCCATTGAAAAGAACAATCTTGACATGGTGTATCTGTTAGAGAAAGAAGCCATCAAGGTCAAGTATGACTTCGAGGTCAAGGAAGCAATCAAGGCAAAGCAAGAGATTGCCGACAAGGAATTGAAGGACGATCAAGAGCGCGTTGCCAAACTCTCTGAGAGCATGTCTAAGGCAATTGAGAAGGAAGCAGAAGACAGGGCGAAGCTCGATCAAGAAGCCGCTGAGAAACTGCAGGAGCGATTGATTGAAGCAGACAAGATGCGCGCTGAAGCAGCATTGAAGGGCGACGAAGACCGCTTGAAAGTTGCGCAGTCAACCGGAAGCATGGCAACATCGTTCGGCTCATTCACCTTTGCGGGATACACGGATGAGCAGAAGAAAGAGGTTGACAAGTCGATCCTCGAGACAATCAAGGACATCAACAAGAAGGCTTCTGACTTCGTGAACACGGGGATAAACTAATGGCGCAGATCGTTGTTGAGTCCAAAGAGTCTCGAACGCTGTCAAACAGCGGTGGAAAGTTCACGGGCTCATGCGTCTTCCATGTGTTTGACGACACGACGGACATTCCGAACGCGACGACCATCAAGTACGGCGCGAATGGAATGCCCGAGAAGGGCGACGCCTTTCCGGGCGAGCCCGAACTCTTTGCGCAAACATTCTCTGCATCAGTGATTCCAGAGAGCCGAGGAATCTGGAAGGTCACTTGGACCTACACATCAGGCGAGAATGAGGGCGGCGCGAAGATGCCGACTGAGGTGGGGTATCTCCAAGTTTCGATGGAGTACACCGGAACGTTCAAGGACATGTACCGAGCCGATTCAACTGGCCGCTCCTTGAATTACCAGAACGGATTGCCGACCGACAAGGACATTGGGGGAGCACCGATTGACGCTGCAGGTGTGCCGACCAGCGTCTTCATTCCGCTCCATCGTCTTGTCATCGAGGAAACCGTTTCAGGTGCAAGTCTTCAAGGCCGCACAGCGCTCACAAGGGCTGCTGTAGGCAAACGGAACAGCGCATCGTTCTACGGCGCGGACAAAGGCAAACTGCTCTACGAAGGCTGCAGCGCCCGCAGAACAACCATCAGCGCGTGGTCGCTTACCCACAAGTTTCTGTATGACGGGTGGTACCACATGGGGCAGCAGCCAAAGATGAACTCTCAACGCGAGGTCATCATCAGCATGACCGCTTTGCCGTCTGCGGTCTTTGTCCGATGGATCCAACCGTTTCCAGGTCTTGTTGACTTCAACGCTATCTCGGATCAATTCTAATGGCCAATGAAATTACAATCACAACCAAACTCTCTGTCTCCAAGGGCAATCTGATTCATGCTGAGAACCCGGGCACGGGGTCGTTCACCCTCAATGGTTCGGTTGCTAGCGGAGGCGTGTTGACGGTTGCAACAACCGCCGGGTTGATCACGATGGGAAGCGTGACGACCGCTGGATATTCCTTCTTCCGAAACACCGACACAACGAACTATGTTGAGGTTGGAACGGGCACAACGACTTTCACCGCATTCATGAAACTGGCTGCAGGCGAAAGCGCTTTGCTGCGGCTCGGAACAAATGCGCCGTCGGCTCGAGCAAACACGCTTGCCCTCAACCTCCAATACTACATACTGTCTGACTGATGCCATTTCCACGATACTCCCGCGGCTCAAACGGTTCTGTCTCGTTCACAACGATGAACGAGATATTCGATCGCATTGAAGCACTCGATGGATTGCCCGCAGCAAGCAAAGGAAAAAGAGGACCGAAGCCCGGTCCGTTTCTTGCGCGACTTCTTGCGCCGAAGCCAAATGTTTCCAACACGTGGTCGTTTGTCGAAGTCACGCACGAAACATCTTTGGGGATGTTGGCATATCCGTCTGTCGAAGGCGGAAGAGTGTCATCAGACGGCACTGATCAATGGGCATACCCAGCAGTCGGAAGCGGCTTGATTGCAGGTCAGATTGTGATGCTGTTCCCGATGAATCGGGACAGTTCAACAAGTGGTGCAGGAGGAGGAGTAGCCGATCCTCTCAATGGAACTTTGGTCTTCCATGTCATGACTGCGCCGTCTCAAGACATCGTTGCGCGCGTCGCCGGCGCAGTTGCATCAGGTACACAAAGATGGAAGTACACAATGCAGATGTGCGACGCCGTGCTCCAAAGCGGAGCAATCAATTGGGTAGTGCCGAACGGAGAACCAGTCTTCAACGCGTGGAACGGTGCCGAGGCTGTAACCGATTCCGCCGGGTCCTATGGCGTTGGATCAAGTCCGCCGGCCGCAACAACCATCACAAGGCAACCGATCAAGATTGGCGT